AAAAAGGGTCCACAATGACAAAACATATGAAAAAACATGCTAAACATCATGGCATGAAACATTCAATTAAGCCTCACAAAAGTGCTTATGGCCATAACATGGACGGTATGCAGCATGATAGCGAACATTACGCTGGTGAAATGATTTGCGAAGATATGCGCGCTCCAGGAAATCTTCCTATGGAAGTAGTACGCCGTGACTACGATACAATGGGTGGAATTCATTATGATTATGCTGGCAACGCAAGTGCTGAGTATCATCAACAAATGGAAGACAAGATGGTTGCAGAACGTCAAAGAGCTAAACGAAGATACTAATATGCCAACAATGAGAAGAATTAATAAACGTTCACGAAAGATATTTGAAAGTATCTTAGGAGTAACTCCTACTTTGAGGGATAAGAATTATTCTGAGCAGAAGGAAGAAAATAAGATTGATAAGAAAGTTCGTCAACCTGTTATGACTCCTCGTTTAAACGGTTAGGATATCAAGTGAACAAGAAAAAATGTCCTACATGTGGCAATTGGATCCAAGGAGCTATAAAGCATCCAGGTTCTTTAAGAGCATCTTTGCACGTCAAAAAGGGTGAAGATATTCCTGAAGGAAAACTTGAAAAGGCTGCAGAGAAGAAAGGCGTAACGGGTAAACGTGCTCGTCTCGCTATAACTCTTAAGCATTTAAGTAAAAAGAAAAAGACTTAATAATTTTTCTATGGAGTACATTATGGCTAAAGGTTCTGTGAAAAGAAAAAAAGCTAACAAAGTTAAGAAAGTCATGGAAGAATACTCCGAAGGCGATCTTCACTCTGGCAGTAAACAAGGTCCTGTTGTGACAAATAGGAAACAAGCTATTGCGATAGCTCTTTCAGAAGCAAAAAAAGCAGTTAAGAAGAAGAAAAAGAAATAACTGCTAAAAAATGGTTCCTTCATTGGAACTCCTTAGTACGGGGATCCACTAAAAAGGGATCCTCGTTTTTTGATAAAGGATGAGGATGAATAAAAAAAAGCAGAAGAGAAAAACAACAGGTGAACTATATATCGAAGCTGTTGAAAAAGGTGAGAAGTATGAGACTGAAGAACTTCGTAGAGAGATGCATAAGGACTATGAAAACCACATAATAGACTGTGTTAAAAGAGGAATGAAGGAGTTTGAGGGTGATTTCTTTGTTCATGTAGAGACAAAGAAAGAACGTCTTACTCCCAATGTCATCCGTAATTACTTTATTGCTCGTAAGAGTTGCCCCTATCCTTTTTATGACCAAACGATATACAAGTTACATAGAAAAGAAGATTTACTAGAATTCCTGTGGGTTATACCAGCTAAGGATGTTTGTATTCAATACAGAGATCATGCGTTAGAAGTTCCTAAAGAAGAAAAAGATCTATTAAACTTCATATTAGACTTTTATGATGGTATTTTGCATAAACTATGTGACAAACTAAATAAAGAGCAGGATAAGGAGACGAATAATGACAGAACAAGAGAAACAATTAACTGATCAAGATACCACACAAGAAGAAGTTCAAGATCAAGAGGTTGAATCTCCGGAGCAACAAGCACAAGAGCAGGAAAAGCCTGAAGTTGTTGCAAAGGAATCTCCTGTAGCTCAAAACATGAGAGCTCTTCGTGAAGAAAAAGAGCGCTTACAAAAGCAAAATGAAGAATATTTACGCCGTTTATGGGAATTAGAGAAGCAAAAAGAGGCTCAACAAGCGGTTCCAGAAGAAAAGTACACCGAGCCTGGACCTGATGAGCTCGTTGAATGGAAACAAGTACGGCGTGAACTTAAAAAACGTGATGATGAACTACTTCGTTATAGGCAACAGATGGAAGCATCTTCTGTTGAAACTCGCATAAAGGCTCAATATGCTGACTTTGATAAAATCGTATCTAGTGACAACATATCACTTCTTAACACCATGGAGCCAGAGCTTGCTAATTCTATTGCTTCTAATCCTGATATGTACTCTAAAGCTGTAGCTGCTTATAAAGCTATAAAAAAATTAGCGCTCCCAAAAGATGAATATACTGAAGAAAAAGATAGAATATTACGCAATACCGCAAAACCACGTCCTTCTAATTCAACAGCTTCTCAAAGCTCTGATAGTCCCTTAACAAAAGCTAATGCATTCGGTAAAGGATTAACCGAAGAGCAAAAACGAGCTTATTGGAAAGAGATGCAGGAGATCACTGGTCGATAACCTGATACTTTTTATTTACTCGTCTCAGCATGTGCCTGGGTTGATTCGCTCGCATATGCTTTTTCGGCTTAACATGTGCTTGGGTTGATTCCTGGGCACATGTTTTTCTTGCTTTTGATCCTCACCCTTATAGTATACTGTTCCTGACGTAAGGGATTCGTCACCCCACGACGTATCGGTCTCGTCAACCATTCTCTTTTGGCGTATTGGCCTCGCCAGCCACAGACGTACCTAAGCTTCGTCAGCTTAAACTGCGTTGTCTCAATGCGCGATCTTGCGTAAAACCTCTTATTTGAGGAAAAATAATGGCTATAACCACGACAAGTGTGTTACCACCACCAGTACAACAAGCTTTTAATAATAAGCTTCTTTCTGTCCCAGTACCTCTTTTGATTCACGGCCTTCCAGCTATGAAGTTCAAAATGGAAAGAGCATCTGGTAATACAATGCGTTTCCGTAGGTATAACAAATTAGCAACAGCTAAAGTACCACTAGGTAACTCTGGTGTGACTCCTCCTGCATCTACTCTTACTGCTGTTGATATTGATGCTAAAATTGACTTCTACGGTAACTGGATTGCGATTAACGAACAAGTTACTTTACAAGCACAAGATCGACCTCTAAACGAAGCTGCAGTTATTCTTGGACTTAACCTTCGTGAAACAGAAGATCAGTTGATACGTGACATGTTAGCTGCTACTGCATCAGTTATAAACTGTGTTAGTGGTGTTAATGGTGATAATCCAACAGAAATTACACGATCTGATGTTGATCAAATAGTCAGAACATTGCTTGGTAATGATTCTAAATCTATTTTTGAAAATATTGAGGGTGAAAATAAGTTTGGTACAGCTCCTGTTCGTAACTCGTTTATGGCTCTTGCTCACACTGACCTTTCAGCTGATTTGAATAACGTTTCTGGATTTGTTCCATCGGCGCAATATCCATCACAAAAAAATATTCTCCAAGCTGAATACGGTAGCGTATCTCAATTGAGATTTATGTTGTCATCTATCGGTTCTATCTCTAACAATGCTTCTAATAACGGTGCGAATGTGTATAACATTTTCTGCGTAGGACAAGAAGCGGTTGGTATTGTAGACCAAGATGGTGCTGGCGCTCAATTCATTTACTTGCCGCCACAATATAGTGGACCACTAGCTTTAAACTCTAGTGCGGCTTGGAAAGCAGCATTTGTTCCTCGTATTTTAAATGATCTTTGGATTCTTAATCTACGTGCGACATTAAGCGCTTAAAGGAGACCTATGGATACTACTATAATACAACAAGGTCGTTTTATTTCGACTGGTGCTACGACAATCTTGTCTGTTCGATCTGATATAGATTGGATGACAGTTTATAACTGGACTCAAATGGCTGCTTCTCAAACAACAGCTGTTGGTGTTCAGTATTACTGGCAACGTGGCATGGCTAACGACACTGGTATAGAATACTTGAAGTCTAACGCTGCAAACGCCGCTAACTTGACGACTACTTTGGCATCAGGTGGTTTTACACTACTTGATACTTCAGGACCTCGTATTGGTAATGCTGTTGCAATTACTGGAGCTTCAAACGTTGTTCGACCTATCATTTCAACAGCTTCTACTGCTGGATTATCTTCTGGTTCTATTGTACGTCTATCGGGCGTTACAGGAGCTGAAGGTTTAGATGGTATGGATTTCTCTATCGATACAGTTGTAGCTAGCACAAGTTTCCGTCTTGCAGCTGCTTTACAGCAAGCTCAAGGCGCGGCTGGTACAGCTGGCTTCTATCGCATAGTTAAATGGGATCATATCTACTATCCACGTTATCGCTTTATCGTAAATATTACTCAAGCTACACAAGCAGTTGTAACACTTTCTATACCTTCAGGGTATGCAGTTGGTGATACTATTCGCTTTGTAATTCCAAGCAGTGCGTATGGTATGACGCAACTTAATGGAATGCTTGGTACTATTACTGCGGTCAACGATACATTAGCTACGCAAACTATTACTGTTAACATTGATACTACTGGATTTACTGCATTTACATTCCCAACGGCTGCTGTCGTTCAGGCGTCTGTATTCAGTAAAGCATTAGTAGTACCAGTTGGTATGGATACTGCGTATGCAATTTCTCAATCAGTTAACGTACTTGCAGATGCTACTTACAACGCAGCAATTCTTGGCATGTCATTAGCGGCGGGTGCAAACTCTCCAGCTGGTGCTAATGCTGATCTAATTTACTGGGTTGCAGGTAAATCATTTTCAGTAACTAATAACTAAAACAAAGGAGAGGGATAAAGCGCTTTATCCCTCTCCTTTTCTATAAAGGATAAAAAGATGGCAGAGAAAAAAATTGAGTCTAAAAAACCGAACTTAAAATATCAACATGATAGAGATCGTGAGATAGTAACTGGTAAATTTGTTAACCGTGAAACACCGGGTGGCGAAATACAGTTCTGTTTCAGAAAGTATCGTGAAGATAAAGTTGAAAAATATACGATGCAAGATGGAAAGATATACAAAGTTCCTCGTGGAGTAGCGCTTCATGTGGCTAATGGATGCTGGTATCCAGTACACTCTTTCAAGCAGGATGATTTCGGTAAAGCATCACAAGAAATAGGAACTAAAACAAAACGCTTTGATTTCATTCCGTTAGACTTTATTATTGATGATGAATTTGAAATTAACCGTACTAATAATATTGTTACTGTGAGAGATCTAAACGTCTAAAAGGTGATGAGTATGGCAACTCCATTTACTTATGCAGTAATGAATCCAGTCTTTCAACCGGCAATGCGTATTATTACCGCGATAACTAAAGCTTATCCAGCTGCAGTTACAACAAGTTTCGCCCATAACTATCTTACGGGACTTATTGTAAGGCTCTATGTGCCAGCAGGGTATGGTATGCTACAAGCTAATTTTTTGTTTGGTGCAATTACCGTAAATGGTCCTACAACATTCACTATAGATATTGATACTCGAACCTTTGATACATATACAACACCCATTGGTTCACCGTGGTATTTGAGCAAATATGCATCAGTTGTTCCAGTGGGTGAAATAAATTCGTCAGTGTATCAAGCAACACATAATGCACAGAGTGGTATAGTGTTTGTTTCTTAGGAGATAATAATGCCATCAAATCCGCCAACAACATTACAGACGATTAGAAATAAGGTTAGGTTATTAACCCGTACTCCATCTACAGCGCAACTATCCGATACTGATTTAGATAATTATATTAACACTTTTATTGCGTATGATCTTCCTGATCATGTGAGTTTATTCGATGTTAAGACTACTTTTAGCTTTTATTGTCAGCCTAATATTGATGTTTATTATACCGACACAACTCACACTAATGCTGTGCAGACACCAACAACCAGTGTGTTGTATGATTTCATTAACAAGTATACTAGCATTGATAATCCACTTATTATTGCTGGTTATGAAAGTTATTTAACGCAGTCAAGGCAGTCACTTTATGAGCAATACCCCCTTATTAATAATATTCTTACTGTTAATACTGGTAATGGTGTCACTACTGTATTCACAGGTACGTTAAATGCACTACCGGTACTTCGCAATGAAGTTACTTTTGGTTCAACTGATATTAATGGACTAGGACTAACATTAGCTGATGATGGATTGGGTAACCTTGTTGATCCACAATTTGCAACGTCTACTGGTACAATAAATTATATTACTGGTGCATATACATTAACATGGGCAACAGCACCAGCTAATGGAGCACCGATACTTGCAGAAACAGTTCCTTATGTGGCAAGTAGACCTACAACAATGTTATTTTATGATAATAAATTTACCCTGCGCCCTGTTCCTGATAAGCCTTACAAGATTACATTTGATGTCTTTTTTAGACCGGTAGCTTTTTTAGCTACTCCTGGAACTCAGAATCCACTATTACAGGATTGGTGGCAGTATATTGCCTATGGCGCAGCTAAAAAGATATTTGAAGATCGTATGGATCAGGATAGTGTTGCTTCGATTATGACTGAGTTTAAGCAACAAGAACGCTTAGTGCTGAGAAAAACACTGAAGAATCAATCTAAAGAACGAGCGGCTACGATCTACAGTGAACAGTCAGGTTTGGGATCGAATCCATTTGGATGGAATAGAAACTTTTAAAGGAATAGTATGGCCGATAAGTTTATGATTGCACCCGTTACTGTCGGTTTACAAACTGACGTAAGACCATGGTTACTACCAGATAGTGCATTCGCTACGTTAAATAATGCGGTAGTGTTCTTTGGTCGTGTACGTAAACGTTTCGGTTCTGCTCCTATGAACTCTCTTCCTTCCCCACAATTTAGACAGTTATATTCTCGTTTAAGGATCAATATAGGAACCACTGCTGCTGTTTCAGGTAATTTTAGCGCGACGGTACCTGGTGCAGTATTTAATGTTGGTCAACAGTTCTCTATTGGTAACACAGTACTGACAGTTCCCTCGTTAGGTGCTCCTGTTACCTTGTTAACGACAGGAGCAGCAACGGGAACTTACAATACGACTACCGGAGCTTTGGTTATTACTGGTAACACTGAGAACCCTTTAACAGCGGTTTATTTTTATCCTGCAACACCAGTTATGGGTTTTGTTGATTATGAAAATAGTACTTTGATTAACCAGGAAACTCTTTTTGCCTTTGATACTCAATTCTCTTATTACTTTACAGGTACTCAGTGGGAAAATTTAAGTACTGCCGCTGCTGGTACATGGACCGGTACTGACTATAATTTTCCTTGGGCAACTAATTATCGTGGTATTGCTGCTTATAATAATTATCTTTTTGTTGTGAACTATAATCCGACTGATCGAGTTCGTTATTATGATGGAGCAAACTGGAATATACTTACAGGTGCTGGTATACAATACGATTCTTCAGCTGGTGATGAGATTTATACTGCTCGTATAGTTCTATCCTTTAAAGGAAGATTACTTCTTTTAAATACGGTTGAGTTTCTTGGATCAACAGCATCACTTCAGACGTATACCAATAGGGTTCGCTATTGCCAAGTTGGTGATCCTGTATCTGCTGGTCAAACTCCATGGAGAGAAGATATAGGCGGTAAGGGTGGCTTTATAGATGCACCAACAAAGCAGGCTATTATATCTGCAAGAATATTGAAAGATAGATTGATTGTTTACTTTGAGGAATCAACCTATGAACTTGTTTATCAAGGTAATCAAGAATTACCATTTACCTTCCAGCAAATTAACGCTGAACTTGGTGTTGAGTCTACTTTTTCTACTGTTACCTTTGATCGCTCCATTATTGGTGTTGGCAACATTGGTGTTCATGCTTGTAACGGTGCTTATGTTGAGCGTATCGACGATAAGATCCCAACAGAAGTCTTTAATGTAAAAGTTACCGGCAATGAAATGAACCGTATTTACGGAGTAAGAGACTTTTTTAATCAGATGGTTTATTGGGCAATTCCTAGTGTTGCGAACGCCAATACGGTTTATCCTAATCAAGTACTTGTTTATAACTATCAAAATGGCACTTGGGCTATGTATGATGATTCTATTACCGCATTTGGTTACGTACAAAGATTTGAGCAACTTCCTACAGGAATTAAAGATGTTCTTGCTGGTAATCAGGAAGGATTTACTTTTGTTTGTAATGCAGATGAGTTTAGAAATTCCGCTGCGTTACAGATAAGTAAAATAATCTACGCTACACCAGTAGTAACCTTAACGGTGATCAATCATAATCTTTCTACGAATGATTTTGTTGCTATTGAAAATGCTCAGGGACTTACTGGTATTAATAATGCTGTGTATGAAGTTACCGTGGTAGATGCTAATACGTTTACTATCAATCTTGTTGGTATGACGGGAACTTATACAGGACTTGGAACAGTCGCTCGTGTAAGTCGTATAGATATACTCACAAAACAGTACAACTTCTATTCTTCTAATGATAGAAATTGTCACGTTAAAGCTATTAATTTTTTTGTTGATAGAACAGATACTGGCGTTATGACTGTGGATTTTTTACCATATAATTTTTCTACTAATCCGCCTGTTCCTTTGACGAGTATGATATTAGAGACATTTCCTTATACTCTTTATCCTATTGAATTACTTCAAACTCAATTATGGCATGCGGTATATCCTAATGCTGAGGGAAATCTTATTCAACTAAGAATCTATCAGTCTGATGCTCAACTATTGGCATCAACTATGGATGGTGTTGATTTCGAGATGCACGCTATGCTTTTCACCGCTGACAGTACAACCAATAGATTGCAGTAGCTACTGATTGATATACTCAAGCACAACATAAGTAGTTGTGTATGCTGTTCTATCTATTCCTGTTGTTATATTGACGTTGGTGGCATCAGCATTGAGTTCTATATTTTTGTTTAATGTCGGGGACGCATAAGGCAAAGGTATAAAACTAGTGTTAGGGTTAGTAGCGCAACCATAAATTCGAGTAAATGTAAAAGCTGCAGTGGTTGTGATTCCGTGAGCAACAGATGTAGTTGCAGCATTGGGTAGTGTGCCAAAGTTGATTACCTTTCTATAAACTTGTCGATAGGTAGGTTGTTGAGGAGTACTTGAGCCTAAGGATGGATTAGGAAAAAACACTTGTCCATTCACAAAGGACTGTGTTACATAAAAGCCAGTATCTTTTGTGTTGAGTGCTATAGCAATATTATTAATATTAGTGCGTAATCTTGTTAAAAATTCTTTAAATTGCTCACTATCTGGATCTAATTGTCGTATGAGTTGGTCATCAAATACATCCAGTAATGGTACAAAAGAACCTACATTAAATTTTAGATCAGCCATGTTTCCCCTTTTATGGAAAAAAGATTTGTATGGCGCTAGGATATCAATGTCGCACTATATTTTCTATGAAAAGGATTACTATGCCAAAAGTCAAAAAAAAATCAGCTGGAGTAAAAGGAATAGGTCAGCAAATTTATAACAATGCGGCATCATCTTTTGGAAATCCTTCTACAGGACAATTACCAAATCAACAAATGTTGCCTCAGCAGCTTAATGTAGGTCCATCTGTTCAATCAATTCAGCCACGTCCTATGTCTTCAAATCTTTCTATAAATGGAAGTGTTAATCCTAATCAACAATTCCAGCAACAACCATTGAGCGGAGCACAGTGGCTTATGGGATCTCAATCGCAATTGGGACCTCGAGCACAATCTCAAAATCCAATGCAGCAAGCTCAAATGCAACAATTGTTGTCCCCAGAAGAACAACAGAATGAACAAATGAACTTCTGGAAAAAGCTTTTACCTTGGAATTGGGGTGCTGCGGCACAAGGAGTACGAAAAGCTTTAGGTGAAAAGCCACCATTATTTATTAATGCTCCTCGATTTACTGAAGGCCAGTATGGTCTTTTAGGAGATATTGGTAGCTATGGGCAACAACAGTTTCAACCAGGAAATAATCCCTTTGATTTTGGGCCTATAGCACAACAAGCACGTGAAAGATTTAATGAGCAAACAATTCCTAGTCTTGCAGAGAGATTTGCAGGTCTAGGAGCTTTAGGTTCTAGTGGATTTAATAGACAATTGGCCCAAGCAGGTAGAGGTTTTGAAACAGATTTAAGTGCTTTGCAGTCTAAATTTGCCCTACAAAGACAACCTGCTCTTAATCAATTACTAGGATTAGGGCTTACAGAACCTTATTTATCGAATTTAACAGCTAGCAATCCAGGTGCTCTTCCAGGAATGATTAAAACTCTTGGTCAAGTAGGTACTGCATATGCTACCGGTCTACCTTTAGGAGGATAATAATTATGCCACAATTAAATGTAGTGGATTTATACCCACATGGTTCATTTGGTGAAAATTTAGGCAATGTACTAAGTGAACTTGGTGCTGATGTAGCACACAGAATGGATCAACGAGCTAAAGCTAAAAGACTTGCTCCTGCATTTCAGCAACTAGGAGCTACACATGAACAAGCAATGGCATTGGCAATGGCAGATCCACATGTTCAAGCTTCTTATTTGCGCGGCGCACAAGCTGCTCAAATAAATGCGCAACAACAGAAACAACAACAACAAGAGCAACAACAATTTAATGATATTTTAAGTGGACAAGTTCAACCACAACAACAGTTACAGCAGCAGCAACAAAATCCAATGGGGTTTCAATCTCTTCAAGGACTTCAAAGACAACCTCAACAAAATCAACAATCTAGTATGTTTGATCTTTTGGGTAGAGTTCCTCAGCAAGGAATAGGAAGTCAACATCAACAGTTTCAAGTTCCAGCAAATCAGATTCCACAAAATCTAGATCAACAACAATTAATGAGACCACAACAAGAACCATTAAAAACTACTGAATCAAAATGGGCTGATGAGATTGCTAAGATTGATCGACATTTGGAGAGTCCTAATGTGTCAACTTCGATTAAAGAAAAATTGAGGAAACATAAAGAAGGTCTTGAAGATAAACTTGAAAAACGAGTGCAACTATTAGATAAAGATACAAAAGAGTTTTATAAAGATACTCGTAAAGCTGCTAAGTCTGCTGAAGCAAATGATAAACGATTACAAAGGATGGAAACATTAATTGATCAAGGTAATCTATCCTTCCCTGCTTTTGCTGCAGCTTTAGAGACTCTATCTAAGGGAATTTTTGGATTTGGTATTGATTTAACGAGTATTACTAGCGCTGACTCACAAGAGTTTAGAAAATTAAGTACTGACTTCTTAAAAGAAGCTAAGGATGTTTTCGGTTCTCGTTTAACAGATGCCGATGTTAAATATTTCTTACAAACAGTTCCTACTTTATCTCAAAGCGACGAAGGTAAAAGAAGAGTTATAAAAAACCTTTATAACTTTAATAAAGCTGCTCAAATAAGAGCAAAAACAATGGAAGATATAATCGCTGAAAATAAAGGTATAAGACCAAGAGGTCTTGAAGGACTCGTAGAAAAAAGAGCTGCACCAGAATTAGATAGATTATCAGAAGACTTTAAACAAAGATAAATAATAGAGCTCTTAATTTTTACTTAAAAGGTATAGATTAAGGGCTTTATTTACTTTATAGATAAGCATTGGTATATAGAATGGCCATATAAATAGCATTGCTATATAAATTAAGATATTTATTATTCTATTTTCCATGATAGTATTCCTTTTAATAATTAACGGTGGTCACTGTTTATTATTCCTAGTTTTTGTTTTGAGAGAGGCGGCTTCACCTCTCTCATTTTTTACATTAAAAAATTAATTATCCATCCCGATACTATTAAACTCAATAAAGTTAATAAGTAATAGATGATCCACTTTTTTGTGGGGATAGTTTTTTTTTCTTTGTTTATTTCGCTTTTTATCGTTTTTTTACGATAATTCATTTCCTCGTCTATAAATAAATAGTTTCTCAAAAAACATTGATAAGTAGTCACGCATAGAACAAAAGCTATTGCATAATGTATTATTTGAGTCATTTGTATTCTTTCCACATATATCGTTTTATGAAATACATGGGTATACAAAATAAAAGATATCCAACATACATTTTATACCAATACAACATACATATTGTCCTATTTATTGATTTATACCGGGCCAGTTATTGTTCCTCCAAGAATACCACCGCCAATAGCTCCTTTTATACTGGCTGCTTCAATTGCAGGACAAAGCCAACTTTCTAACGCTCCTGCTGTCAGCCAGCCAACTCCTGGGTTGAATGTTACTGCAGTTGCACCTATAGAAATTAATGCTATAGTTCCATGACCAATAAGACTTACAACTGCTTTACCAATGAAAGCTCCGAAGCAAGCACCTAAAAATCCTCCACCTTTCAATTCACCGTGTGTTGATATTCGATATTCTCCATCGCTCATTCTATTTAAAGCGAATTTATTCATTACTGTATATCGAGCGATATCTTCAACAGGTCTATTTCTAAATAGCTGAGCTGTATCATATGATGGAATTTCTTTAACTCCATCTTCATCATGAACAAAGAAGCCATTTTTATTGTAAAATAAATGTGTTCCTTCTTTCATGTTACTTGATAAGATACGAGATCGTGGAATAAGCATGGTAGATTCAGTTAAATCTGCTGCTGTTGCTGCTATTGAAACACATGCTAAGAGATACAATAAAAAACGTTTTGACATATTATTCCTTCAAAATTGAAAATATTTTGATACAGTATTGTCGAGACGCGTATTAAATATCAAAATTTCATACGAAGCAATAAACCGGTCAGAAAGTTTATTGTTCCATACATATTTAGGAGAGAGGTTACCAAGGTTCCCCTCTCCTATTTACTGTAGAGTGTTTTGACTTAGCAGTGCTTTTATATCTAAGGGATATCAAAGAACATCAAAACACCATATAGATCATTTTAAGACTTCATATTAAGACTTCCTCAATAGAGTCTTACGGGAGATCGCTTGATACACGATCTCCCCTTTTCACTCGTACTTTTTAACCTCTTCCAGATGTCTCATGAGCAATCTTTGTATATAAAGACTCAGTGATACATTATGTTTTATGGCTAAAATCTTAAACCGATCTATTAACTCTCGAGACATTCTCAAGTTCATTTGCCCCACTATTACCTTTTTTTCTTTAGTTTCCATTATATCGCTCCCTTTTATTAAGCTAGAAATGTATTTAAATATAAATATATATATGTAGCATCTATTTGTCAAATAATTGCATTTGATATCACATACTGGTTAGAGTAACAGGGTAAAAATTTTGTCTTATTGCGCTAGGAGATAGTATGTGTGCAAAAATAACAAGAAATAACATAGGTTATGGGTTGGATAATGCCTTACAGGGCTTAGCTCCTCGTCCTATAGTTTCTAAAAGAGCTCCTCTAACAACAGATTCAGCTGAAATTGGTACTACTTGGGTTGATACTGCTACTCAGGCTGTTTATGTTTTGGCGGCTATTAGTGCCGGAAGCGCTATATGGACTACTTCTCCAGCTGCTGGATCAGGTACATTTACATCCGTTACGGTGAATCCTGGAAATCTTTTGGTTTCTGCAGGTAATGCTACTATCTCTGCAGGTAACTTGGCGGTAACAGCGGGCAACGTTACCGTTGGTGGGAACCTTACTGTTACTGGTACTTCTCAGTTCAATGGAACTATTGATTTTAGTTCTACTGCACTTATTGATTTAGATACTACATCTAATACTAACCCAGCAATAAGGTTGAAAACTAATGGTGGTACCACTGAAACTATTGTTCTTAACAACATACAGGGTACATCAGCAACTGCTATCAACTTGCTTGCAAGTGCTGGTGGTATTCAATTATATGCTCCTGTATCGACAAGTACTTCATCTATTAACTTACAATCTGACGCTGGTGGTATAACTGTTTCTGCTTTGAAGGCTATTAACGTTACTTCTACTGCTGCTGGGGCTTCTGCTGTTGTTATTGCAGCTACTAATGGTGGTGTTGATGTAACTTCTGGTGGCGCTGCTATAGATATAAACATCGCTTCTACTGGCGGTTCTGTAAATATTAGTGGTACAGAAGCTGCTGCTGATGCGGTAGCTATTTCTGCTTCTGCTGGTGGTATGACAATTACTTCTGGTGGTGCTGCGAGTGACATTACTGTGACTGCTACTGGTGGTTCAATTAACCTTATAGCAACTGAAGCTGCTGCTGACGCAGTTGTTATTAATGCTTCAAACGCTGCTTCTGGTATGACCGTTGCTGTAGGAACTGCAGGTATGGCTACTACTGCAACTGGTGGTGCTATTACTTTTGCTACAACTAAAAATGCTGCTAACGCTATAGATATTTCTGCTAATGGTGGTACATCTGAAACAATTAGATTACATGCTCTGCAAGGTACAGGAACTTCATCAATTAATATCATATCTGATGTTGGTGGTGTTGCTATAACTTCAACAGGTTTAGCTTCAGCTAATGCTGTTACTCTTAATGCATCTAATGCTGCTGGTGGTATTACTTCAACAGCTGGAACAGGCGGTATTACTAACACTACAACTGGTGTGTTTACCGTAACATCAACTGATAATGCTGCTGCTTGTATTAACTTGAATGCTAATGGTGGTACATCAGAAACAGTAAGACTTCATAGTACACAGGGTACAGCGATATCTTCTATTAACCTTCTTTCTGATGTTGGTGGTATAGCTTTAACAGCAACAGGATTAGCTAACGCTGATGCTATTAAACTTAATGCTGCTGCTGGTGGTGTACATCTTGCAGGTGTTCTACAAACTAAAATTGAAACATCTCAAGCGGCTGCTGGTGCGATACTTATTAACGCAACCAATGCTGCTGGTGGTATTCAATTAACAACTGGTGGCGGTGCAATAGCATTGAGCTCTGCTGGTTTGTTGACTGCTGTTCCAACAACAGATACACAAGCATCTGCAACTTCAACTACCGTACAAAACTCGAATCTTGGTTCTTGTACATTTACTGGATTTACAACTGCTTCAGGTGCATCACAATTGTGGACTGTTACTAATAGTTTGGTAACAACAGCATCGAAAATCTTTGTATCTGTAAGTAACGAAGGTACCAATGATGCTCAAATGACAATCACTCAAGTTAAACGAGCTGCGGGTTCATTTACTGTAAACACCAAAAATAATGGTGCTGCTGCCTTGAATGGTAACGTAACATTAAATTTCTGGGTATTTGCTTAGAGCTTCTAATTAATCTGTGCTTCATGTTATAGTGGGGCACAGATTAATTACTAATTAAAAGGAATCCCATGGAACTTAAAACACACATTCACTTTGAAGTAGAAAAAACAGATCGAACTTATACTTTTTCAATGCCTGTTGGTGGTACACTTGGTGAAGCATATGATGCAGTCTATGAGGTATTAGAAAAGATCCTTAGTTTATCTCGAGAAGCTGCTGATAAGGTGAAACAAGTAGAAAAGGTTGATGTTGATGGCACAAAACAAAGTTAAAGCAATTGCGCTTACATCATTTGATACTTCAGGCATTAGTGGCTCTTATCAATCGATAAATCCTAGTGGTTTAGATCAGGCATGCTTTCAGGTTAATTTACACAATCATTCCAATATATCTGTACTCATAAGCTATGATGGCGTGACTGACAATGAATTTTTATTAGCATCAGAAGCTCTTAATATTGCCGCTCAGACAAACGCTCAACCTAATGGATATGTTGCGCTTTTTGGGAAGGGTCAGCAGATATATGTTAAACAAGTTACTGCTGGTGCTGGGGTAGGAAGTGTTTATGTTAGTGGTTATTACGTAGCGCCTTAAAAGGAGATCCTATGAGTTATTCAATGTCGGTAAGGTTCAAGGCAGAGCCTCTACGATCATTAGCATTTGGATCTATTGGTGCTACATATATGGGCCTTGGAACATCTTTTGTCCATCCAATACGATTGATATTTCTACAAAATCTAACTAATCAACTGTTGTTATTCTCACTTGATGGTATTAACGATCATATTGTATTGCCTCCCTCTGGTTTTTTACTTTTAGATATAACATCTAATAAAACAAGAGAACAAGGTTGGTATATCGCTGAGGGTGACAGAATCTATGTGAAAGAAGATGGTGCAGCCCCAACAACTGGTGGAGTTGCCTTATCAGCATTTTACGGTAGTGATTTAGGATCATAGGAGAAGAGTATGTCACAGGCCGGACAATATATGTTTCTAAGTAGTGGTGGTGCGTTAGAAACTTTAACTGGAAACAGCGGGGGCCCTGTTGGTGCCGATGCTTCTCATAATATTAATATAATCGGTAGCGATGATATTACGGTGACAGGTAACCCTGGCACGAATACGCTCACTATAGATGTGAGTGGAGATGTAGCAACTACTTTTGATGCTGATTTAGGTACAGCTGTTCCTCTTGCTGGAGTATTAAATATTGTAGGTGGCGCTAATATTCATACTTCAGGAGCTACTGATACTATTACTGTTTCGCTTGATAATGCAATTGATTTACCTATTACTGATACTTTATTTGATCAAGGTGCATTATTATTAGGTGGCATAGTATTTCTGCATAGTTATGGCACTAATAATGTCTTTTTAGGATCTGATGCAGGTAATGGAACATTAGTTGGTGATAGCAATACCGGTATTGGTTTTCAATCTCTTTTTTCATTAACGTCGGGTTTAGGAAATAGTGGTTTAGGTGCATTTGCTTTAACTAGTATAACTTCTGGATCAGAGAATATTGCCATAGGTGCTTCTGCTGGTATCAATTATGTTTCTAGTGAATCAAGTAATATAATTATTGGTAATTCTGGTACTGTGACCGAATCTAATGTTATTCGTATAGGAACACAGGGAGCTGGCGCAGGACAACAAAATACTTGTTTTATAGCGGGTATTACTGGTGTTACTGTTGCAAATCAAGCATTAGTTACTTTAAATACAGCAACAGGACAACTTGGAACCACAAGTATGGCTACATCTGGTTATACCAATGTACATACTTCACCTTATGTGGTATTAACTACTGATTTTTATTTAAGTGTTGATACTTCAACAATTGCTATTACTGTACAGCTACCAAATGCTCCTGCTACTGGTCGAATTTTTAATATAAAAGATAGAACTGGTAACGCTGCTACGCATAATATAACGGTAACAACTGTTGGTGGAGCTATAAATATTGATGCAGCTGTAACATTTGTTATGAATACAGCCTATGAAGCAATTAATGTTATTTTCAATGGCTCAACATATGAAGTATTTTAAGGAGATAGAGTATGTGTGCATATAAGCGGATTTCTCCTATGCCAGTTAATGAGGGCGGAACTGGCGATATAACATTAACAACTCATGGCGTATTACTGGGTGAAGGTACTTCAGCAATTGCAGCAACTACTGCCGGTACTACTGGACAAGTACTCATTGGTTCTACTGGAGCAGACCCTTCATTTGGAGCTTTAGGTGTCAATTCTGGTTTGACGGTACATGGTGTTCTCCTTGGTGAAAATAACTCTGCTATCGTCGCTACAACAGCTGGGACAACGGGACAAGTTTTAATAGGATCTACAGCTGCTGATCCGGCATTTGGTGCACTAGGAGTGAACTCTGGTTTAACGGTTCACGGTGTATTACTTGGTGAAAATAATTCAGCTATTGTAGCGGTTACTCCTTCTGCAACCTCAGGTATTCCTTTTATATCACAAGGTGTTGCGGCTGATCCAGTATTTGGAACAGCTGTGGTAGCTGGTGGTGGTACTGGAGATACTTCTTTTACTGCATATGCTGTTATTTGTGGTGGAACAACATCCACAGGAGCATTACAATCAATAGCTTCGGTTGGCTCTGCTGGTAATATCCTTACTTCTAATGGTGCTGGTGCTTTACCCACGTTTCAAGCAGCTGGTAGTGGTAATATAACTATTACAGGAGATACTGGTGGTGCACTTACAGCTAATTCATTCACGTTCACTGGAGGTACTACTGGACTTTCCTTCGGGGGTGCCGGAACAACTGAGACACTTACTTTTGCCGGTATTACTGCTAATAACGGCGTTGTCAATCTTGGTACTGATAATGCAGCTAATGCAATAAATATAGGTGTTGGCACAACTGCCAGATTCATTCATATAGGTGATTCTTCTGCTGCTCATATTATAGCTATAGGATCTGCAACAGGTGCAGGAGGAACAACAATTAATGTTGGTACTGCTAACTTTGTTGTAGATGGTTCTGCTAATTCTACTTTTAGTATTGGTGCTAGTGCAGTAGGTGGTTCTATAACTATTGGTGGATCGGGACAAACGGGTGATCTGACTATAGGTCAATCTTCTGGAACTAATAATATTTTGATAGGTAACGGTTCTGGCGCTGCTACTATTCAAATCGGTGGAAATACTGGTAGTGCTAAAACTATTCAAATTGGTGTTGGTATATCACTTGCTAATACTATTCAAATTGGTGGTACAGGCGCTAATACAATAAGTATAGGTAATAATCAAACTAATGGTTCTATAGCTATGGGTAATGCTATGACCACTGGCACGATATCTATATCGACTGGTGCTAACACGGGTACATTGTCTATAGGAACTGGTTCTGGTGCACAAACAATAAATATTGCTACAGGTGCTGGTGTTAAGGCTACAACATTTGGTAGTACAAATTCTACTTCAGCTACAACTCTACAATCAGGTTCTGGTGCTCTTAACGTAACGTCTACCAATGGTGCAATGACTATTAATAGTGGTACTGGTGCATTGGCCATAAGTAATGATGCCTCAGCTACAACTCTGACTATTGGTACTGGTGCAGCAGCTAAAACGGTTACTCTTGGTAGCACTAATACAACTTCCACAACAACAATCACTGCTGGTAGTGGCGGTGTTAAGTTACAAGCTGTTGCTGAGGGTGCTTTAGTTACTTCTTCTACAAGTGTTATTTCTACTGTTACGGGAACCGCAGGATATGTTTTAACAGCTAATGCTGCAGGTACAGCTCCTAGCTTCCAGATTTCAACAGGTGTTACATGGACTAACGTTACAGGTACATCTCAATCTATGGCTGTTAATAATGGCTATATAGCTAACAATGCTGGTTTAGTAACTATAACATTACCATCTACAGCTGCTATTGGAACAATACAAAGAGTTGCTGGAGCTGGCGCGGGAGGATGGAAGATTGCCCAAAATGCTAGCCAGAATATAAACTACGTAGGTTCAGTTACAACTACGGGTACAGGGGGATCTCTTGCTTCTACGGTCAGATATGATGCTGTTGAGCTAATATGTACTGTAGCAAATACTACATGGGTAGTGATTAGTGGTGTTGGTAATATAACGGTTGTTTAATACACTTGGAGGTGCGGTATGGATTTTTCTGCAACGACTCAAAGTATATTAGCAGCTCTATGCGCAATACCTACATGGTTTACTTGCTGTACCTTGAGAAATCCACCTGAATCACCTCATGAGGTTATTAATGAACGTGTATATGATCATGAGACTGATGGATTATATTCAAGGCATCATGGGCATCAAGTGATACATATTGTATATAGAATAGAACGGAAGGAATAAACTATGGCGCCGGTAATTGTAGCTTTTGCTGTCAGTATTTGTGCCGTTGCTTATAAATGTTCTAGGGAAAGAAGAGAAGAAAACGAAAGACAATATACAACCACAGAAGATAGAACTATTCAGATACCTCATCTACCCCATATTTATGTACCTTTACCAAGACGGAATTATTCTATAAAAGATATATTAGATGATAATCCTGAACAACCACCCAGTAATAGGTAGAAAATATGTGCGACGCAGTAAAATTTATTATCCTCCTGATATAATTCCATAGTAAGTTAAAGGATATTAATGGCACAAGTTAATAGTATAAATAATGCGACCTCGCAACTTACGATTGATCCTGGAGCTTCCGGCAACTCATTCGTTCAATACAATGTTAACGCATCATCTAAATTTATTATGGGTATTGATGATTCTGCTTCTGATGCTTTTAAAGTATCTGTTGGATCTGCTTTAGGTACTACTGATAGTTTCATAATAACTAGTGCAGGTTACAATACCATGCCTTTATGTCCTGCTTTTTTAGGTTATCTTCCCTCTACTGATACCAATGTAACTGGTGACGCAACGGTATATACTTTAGGTGGAACAACAGCTCTTACAAAAGCATTTGATTTGGGTACTAATTTTACAACTGCGGGGGTATTTACGGCTCCTATTACGGCTCGCTATCATTTTACTGCCATGGTAGAAGCTAATAATATGACTAGTTCTAATAATTTATATTACATACAAATTGTTACTACTAATCGCACTTACCAAATTAATATTGATCCTGCTTCTATTATAGGATCAGGTATATTGAGTAATAAAGTAGCAACAGTTGCTGATATGACGTCAGGAGATACAGCAAAAGTTCAGATTAGTGTTGCGAATACAACAAAAGTAGTAGGGTGTGTTGGTGGATCCAATGGTAATTCATCATTTTCTGGATTTTTAGCTTGTTAAAGGATAGAGATGGCACAAATTAATAGTATAAATAATGCCACATCGAAGCTCACTATAGATCCTGGAGCATCCGGAAATTCTTTTGTTCAATTTAATGTTAATGCATCTTCTAAGTTTATTGTTGGGATTGATGATTCTGCATCAGATGTTTTTAAAATATCTCAAGGATCTGCTCTTGGTACAAATGATACGTTTATAATGAATACTTCTGGTGTTCCAAGGATGCCTTTACAAGCTGCTTTTTTAGGTTATTTACCTTCAACAGACACCAATGCAACTGGTGATACTACTCAATATACTTTAGGTGGAACAACAGCATTAACAAAAGTATTTGATCAGGGAACTAATTTTACAACTGCAGGGGTATTTACAGCGCCCGTAACAGGTCGTTATCATCTATCGGGAATGATATATTTAGGTGCTTTAACAAGTTCTAATAATTTAGCGACTATAGATATTGTTACAACAGCAACTATCTATGATATTAACTTTAACTGTAGTTCTGTTATATCATCAGGAAAATTAAGTATAGGTATAAACACAATGGCTAGTATGACAGCTGGTGATACGGCCTTTGTTCGTACTAGAGCTGAAGGAACTTCAAAAGTTGTTAGTGTATTGGGAGGAGCTAATGCAAATTCATCCTTTTCGGGTTATTTAGTATGTTAAAAGGATATTAATGGCACAAGTTAATAGTATAAATAATAAAACTTCTCAATTAACTGTAGATCCTGGAGCTACTGCTAATTCCTTTATTCAATATAATGTTAATGCTTCTAATAAATTTATTATGGGCATAGATAACTCTGCTTCTAATGCCTTTAAGATATCTGCAGGATCTGCTTTAGGAACTACAGACACATTTATCACTACAACAGCAGGAATAATAACTAGACCCTTACAATGCGCATTTGCCTATAGAAATAGTTCTATAGCTTCTAACGTTACTGGTGATGGTACTGCTTATACATTAGCAGCAACAACAAAGATATTTGATCAAGGAAGTAATTTTAGTTCTCCTACTTTTACGGCTCCTGTTACTGGTTATTATTATTTATCAGTAAAGATGTATATAAGAAATGAACCTACTGCTGCAAGTACATCAGGCACCATTGCTATAATCACAACCGCTAGAACTTATACTTTTTTTCTAGATAATCCTTCTGTTCTTCCCAACTCAGGAACTGATTTTGTAGAAAGTGTATATGTTTTTACTAATATGACCGCTGCCGATACTATGACTACTACTTTAACAATGTCTGGTGGTACAAAAACAATAAGTATGTTTGGTAGCGCTGCCCAATTTTATACAGGAATAACAGGAAGTTTAATATGTTAAAGAAGGGATTCAATGAAAATTTCAGTTGATGGTGTAGATCTATTCACACTTACAGACACACAAAAACAGGTTATTAAGAATGATGTTCTTGAAGAGATATTCAATGACGATATGAAACGTCGCTTACAGTGGGTTTTAATACATAAGTATGAGCAATGCTTTGAGGCTCTAAAAAAAGAATGGGAACCTAAGTTAGCTGCAAATGGTATAAAAGCTATTCCTACTGATAAAGATGAACTTGCACAGCTTATTTTTAGTCAGCCGAACTATAAAAACCGTTCTGCGAGAGAAACTTCATAAAAGAAAAAGGAGGGTATATGTCTGTAGCATTTATAGTAGTAATAATAACTTTCTGTGGCATGAGTTATCAATGTATTCAAAAATATAAAAACAAAAGATATACAATCACTTTAGATACAACCGTAAAAGTACCTGATATTAAGATAACTCCAACGGAAAATAGAAATCCAGCAGAGAGTAAATACCCAATAAAAGGTCCATATACTAGATATTTAGATAACGATGAGCCAGGAAAAAAAGTTGATTATCCTCATGCTGTTTATGGAGAACTACCAAAAGATATCGATATGAGTATTGAAAGCTAAGTTTAAGGAGAAAGTAGTGGCAAAAGCAAAACAAAGAACTAGTCTTAATCCTCTTGATTATATGGGTGTAGAGCCAGGATCTCCAAGTAACTTTTCTATACAAACAAGAAATCCTGCTTCTAGTGACTATAATGGTTATAATATTGGGGATGAGTGGCTCAATTCTAATACTCAAAATACCTATAAACTAGTAAATAAAGCTGGATTATCTGCTACTTGGGTTCTTCTTGGTGGTTCTGCTACTTCTATTAGTTTTGATACTGACAGTGGTATTGCTACAACAAGTGGTGGTACTATTAACATGGATGGTAGTACTAATATTCATACCACAGGAGCAGGAAATACAGTCACCACATTTTTGAATACAAATTTGACTGGTCTTGGTACTGTAACTGCTACTAATTTTCATGCTACTGGTTCTTTAACTTTAGACTTTGCTACTAATGGAGTACTTCAAACAGATGGATCTGGTCATGTTAGCGCTACATCTGGTTCTGATGGTCAGTTGCTTATCAGTTCTTCCGTTGGAGTTCCTACCTGGGCAAATATTACTTCATTAGGTGGTACTATTGCTATAACCAATGGTCATCATACTATTAATTTAGAAACTAATACTGACGTTGCTATCACTTATAATGCTGATGCTGGTTCTGCTACTCCAGCAGCTGGTGCTCTAACTCTAGCAGGTGGTACTGGGATAACAACTTCAGGAGCTGGCTCTACAGTTACTTTTAATTTAACATCTCCTGTTACTGTTGCACATGGCGGTACTTCTTCCACTTCTCTTACTCAGTACAATGTTTTAGTGGGTAATAATACTTCTGCAATATCTACAATAGCTCCCTCAGCAACTTCTGGGGTCCCATTGATATCCCAAGGCGCTGCATCTAATCCTGCTTATGGAACAGCTGTGGTAGCTGGTGGTGGTACTGGAGCAACTACTTTAACATCTCATGGAGTATTAGTAGGTGCTGGCACTTCTGCAGTATCTGGACTAACAGCTGGAACTAATGGACAGGTTCTTATTGGATCTACTGGCGCAAATCCAGCATTTTCAACACTTACTTCTAGTGATGGCTCTGTTACCTTTACTACTGGTGCGCATACATTAGATTTGAAGGCTACTGGAGGAGGTGGAGGCGGAGGAGCATTAGTATTTATAGCAAAACAACTTGCCTCATCAGTTACTTCTATTACTTTTACTTCAGGAATAACTGCTACCTATAATAACTATTTTTTACTATTTGATAGTCTTGGGCCATATGGTTCTGGAGTTGGTTCTTGCAGATATTGGCTACAGCTCTCTACTGATGGTGGGGCGACCTATATTAATACTGGATATAATGATTCATTAACATATATAGAGATAGGAATAGCTTCGTCTACTGATTTTATTATTGGTGGATATCAGTATCTATACAATCTTACTTCTGGATTTAGTTTAATTACTACTGAAGGAAGAACTCGTTGGGTACGTTCGGTTTCTGGTACAGCTAGCACAACACAAGAAGGTGGCGCTTACGCTGCTGGATCGATAGTGTGCAATGCTTTTAAGATTTTTACTAGTAATGGATCTACTTTTAGCGGCAACTTTACTCTTTATGGATATACAGAATCATAAGTTATCTTGATTCATCTACTTTCTCTTTCCTTTTTTACTCATCTTCTAACAAGCAATTGTTGGGGGATGAGTTACTCTTTACCATCACGAACAGCAATTATTTCACGTATTCTTGTAATGGCTGTACGAAATTTATTGGCTGGTAGATCTGCAAGGGATTGTATTTTATAGCCATCCATGATCTCTTCAGCTATATCGAGATATTCACCAAGCTCATACTCGATTTCATCAAGCTGTTCTTTAGTGATTGTTTCATAGGACTGCTCTTTAGGATTGTATTTCTTTGAGGGCCCTTTAGCGAGTATCTTACGAGAGTCTATCATAGCTACTTCACCGTCATCATCATCATCTTTAGCAACAATGCCAACCAACGATGCGTATGAATGCCTCTTGAGTGTCTCTAGATAGCTCCCAAACGATTGTATATCATTTTTAGGGGGCGTTATTCTTACTTGGGTCTCTATCCATTGACCAGATGCATGACCGAGACGTGTGTGGAGAATTGATTGCCCATCATCGTTAGTTCTTATTTGTTGTAGAACTGAGAGACTATTTTTAGTGAGTGGTCCACGTGATGCTTGTACTAAAGCAGCGAAATCAGCGTATTTACGAGAGAAGTAAGGATTAGTAGAATTAAACCCAGCCACAGAAAATTCACTTTGAGCAGCAGCCAAAGCAGCATACAGCATGTCAAGATCCTTAGACTGTGTTTGTGGATTGTTAGCCAGATTATTGATCGCCTGCAAGATGTCCTGTAACGTCGCCTCATTAGCCATAGGTAGTATTTCTTCTTTTTTGAGTTATTCATAGAGTATATCTAGTAGCCCTATTATTCTTTTTTTACACTTCTTTTTTTCTTCATTATCACTGGTTATATCTTGCTTGTTTCTAAACAGGATGTTTTTCACATGAAGGAGATCTCGTCGATAAGCAGCAAGCTCAGTCTGCTCTTGTTCTTCTGCAGTTCTGGATTGCTCTATGCTTGCTATAGTTATTTCATCTATCTTTTTTATGATTTCATCTATTAGATGCTTGAGAGCGTTATACTTACCACTACGTTGACGATCATTCTTACCAATAAGCTCCTTTATCAGTATCTGAAATGCGTCTGGGCATTTAAAATCGATCATTTATTGTCCCTGTAGAGTCTTGATTATCTCACTTGCATCTTTTGACGCAACCTCTTCCAGGGATTTGATATTATACTTTTTAAGGATGCGATCAACTATCTCTTGAGATCTTTCTTTACCACTTAATAACTTTTTAATGAATCCTATCTGCTTCTCTGTTGCCATACCCATATCACGTGCCTCTACCTGATTACTACCTTTATTATACTCATGATCATCTACATCTGATTCATCTGCATAGAGCCCTAATATGGTCATAGCGCTATATCTTCTTGCGTAGCTAAGAGCTGCTCCATATCGTTGGTTTTCATTCGTTATGGGTGATTTTTCATCGTTAGCTATTAACGCCCTTGATGATATAGATTCACCACTAACATGCATGAGTCTGGTTTCGAGGATAGGACATTGATAGTCTTTATCGACGATCTCTGATTGGGTGAATAGAATACCTTCATCCATAAGAGCATCATCAACAGCAACGAGGATAGATTTGAGAGTTGCGTACTTATTACGCTGACCATTTCTATCAAATGCTACTGTCTTAAAGTTTCTACGAGCTTTGATGAGAGCCTTAGTTATCTCTATCATTATGACTCCTTCACAATTTTTCGAGCTCTTTCCAAGATAGATATATCATCTATGAAGTTGATCTCATTGCATATAGTAAGGGAGTGGTGGAGATCAAGAATCTCCTGTGCTACCCGTTTAAGTTCGTCTTTACGACGAGTGAGTTTGTCGCTTCTGCGATTGATCTCATCTTCGAGATCATAGAAGTCGTCGATAGCCCGTAGAGCCATCTTAGTTTGAAAATATACAATATCTTTATGCATGATGTTTACTTTTTCTCTGATTAGTTATATTCTCCCACCTATATAAAAAGTAACTTCCTAAAGGTTACGATTTATACAAATAGTATAACAAATTGACAGAAAAAAAGAAACTTGAAAGAGAACTGGTTAGATGCGAAATCTAATCGCAATTCTCTATATTTCAAGCACATCCCCCTAAGGGATTTTTTCAATCGAGGAGCTTTGTTTATTTGTGCCTTAGAACACTTATAAACGATAAATATTCCCTACCAGGAGAACACTTTATGAAATTACAAGAAGTAATAACGAAACAAAATGTATCATGCTAAACATACAAAGTCAAGCAAGATACTCATCTTTTTTTAAAAATGCTCTAGATAAAATGAAGTCAGCTACTAGTATTTCACATAGAATGGAATTGTTTAGAGAAATAATGGAAGAAGCTCCTGATTATGTTCGTTCTATTGTTGAGGCTCTTATATATGAAGATCTTTGTCTCTGGAAAGGGCGCTCTAAGCCGCAGATATTCCGTGCTCAAAATATAGGATGTTCTCGTGAATGGTATAGTAAGGTAACTACCTGGTTACATGCAATGGGTGTTATAAACAAGCTCACTAAAAAAGATCCTGCTTATGATTATAAGAAAAACTTTATCTGTGAGTATGCTGTAGCTTCATGGGTTCTACACCCCTTTATGCTCGATTACTTTAGATACATTATGCCTAAAGTTATAGATGCTATTCTCTTTTTCATAAGGAAAGCAGTTCCTTTATGGAGAACGTTTTTTAATCAGTTCACACTCTTAATACAATCCGTTAGGATTAAGAGTCTTTCTCTTGTATCTTCATCTTCTTCTTGTGGACCTAATCCTGATATCATGGAGTACTATGTGAAGAATCCAATATCTCACACAATCAAAAGTATCCCTAATTTGACCAAAGCAGAGCAAATACAGCTTACAGCCTTTCGAGATGACATCATAAATAGGGCTTGGACGATTACATCTCAACGGAGAGATAAGATTGAGAGTGTATTTGGGTATCTATTCAAAACTTGTGTAAACATTTCTCACAGTTTAAATTTGGAGCCTGATTACAAATTCTCTCAACAACTAGGAGAGACGCTTAAAGAGAATCCTTCAATGGGAAATCCTTTACCTATGAACAATGAGCCAGTCAATGAAGCTCTTAAAAGCTTTACAAATATAAGCAAACGAGCAGAGCCACAAAAAGAGTGGAAGCAAAAGATACCAGGATCTGTAAGAGCTACTCCTATAAAAATTGATGCTCCTGTTGATTATATTCGCAAAGATCAGTGCGAAAATCCTGATGAAGTTGCTCGCAAACTTGAAAATCCAGTGTATTTGTCTAATTTAAAGAAGCTTATGGGTACAAATGCTAAAGTTGTGCCTAACTTTTTAAAGTGATTTACTCTTACTAAGGAGTTTTATGGGAAAAAAGGAATATAAAGAAGCAATAAAAAAAGATTTAACTGAGTTTATGCTTAAGGCTTTAGACGCAGCAGATAAGCATAACAAAAACTTAGCTAGATCTTCTTGTTCTTCAGCAGTAAATAATTTTGATTATCGTGCATTAGATCAAGAGATAAATCGACAGCGTTCTGAGTATTACTTCTTTTTAAGAGAATTCTTTGACATATATCTTATTGATGAAAAAGCCATGGGTATTCTTCATGATGAGAGCTTTAAAGAAATAAACCTATTCGTTAAGAATAATATTGCTCTATACCTTGACCATCTAAAGAGTGAAATAACACGCAATACCTTGTTGATCTATGATCTCATTAGAATAACTGCAGCTACTAAGGAGTTTACATGGGACAAGAATTAAGAGATCAGATGTTTATATCAAGAGTATTGACGTGGAACAACAAATGGGATCTCATAGAGAAGACTATACAGGCTAATCCTGTATTTCTAGATCCTAACTTTCCTCTCAATGACATTATGGTTGTATTTGAAGAAGTAATGGCTCTTGGAAAACAAATCAAAGAAGATATTGAAAAATATTACAAAGATAAGGAATATTTAGCAGGAGGATTTAATAAAATGCTAAAGCATCATGAAGCTGCAGAAGAACTTTATAACATACTTAAAAGACTTCAACAGCAAAAGAAGCAAGAAACATCTGCCAGTTCTTCGTAAGATTTATATCTCACTTTTAAAAACATTAGACAGCTATATGCTTAATATATGAGTGAATTGATGTAGATTTTTGAAAAAGGAGCCACTATGAAGCAAGAAACCCCCCACTCTAACAGGTCCCCTGAAAAAAGAATAAAAACTCAAGGTCCGCCAAAGTGGCGAGAAGACCTTATGGATATGGGTATTATGAACGTCCTCACCATGCGTGACGATATACTCATAGACATGGGTAAGGAGCTCGTTCAATGGGCTCAGAATTCTATGAAGGATCCAGCAAGTGAAAATATAACCGTTGGTGAGTTCTTCGCCCTTAAAGGAATCTCAGCCGACTGCTATCAAAGATGGGCAAGAAGGAATGAGGAATTTGCCTCTCTGATTAAGTTCGCCAAGCAGCTTATAGGGTACAAGCTTGTTAAGGGTCTTACCTTTAAGAGACTAGAGCCAAAGGCTGTCTTATTCATGCTGCATAATTATGATCCTGAGTGGAAAGATATGGAACAGTACCATGATGAACGGGCTAAGGCTCTCAAAGCTGATGAGCTCGCTAGCCAGAACATCACGGTGGTTATGGAGAAATTTCCAGATTCTAAGTTGGTGCCCGTTAAAGAGGATTAGTTTCTTTTGCTTTTGCTTCGCTATGCTTTTGCTGAATGTGTTTAGCTAATTTCATAGTTATTTTGCTTCTTCCAAAAAAAACATCTCGAATATATCGTATAGCTAAATAATGTTCATAATCAAAAAGAGCATCTACATATTCAAATAGTTTCTGTTCAAATTTTTCAGCCTCTCTTTTATATCCATCTATCTCTTCTTCTGACATTTCAATAGCAGTCGTTTCAGCATGACAATTACAATCACCTATGACATCTATAAGATCTTTAATACGAGTAATAACTAAGTTGAGATTATTTTCTTCTATAAACTGTTCTTTATCTTCTTTACTTATCATTGATTACTCCTTTTAAACAAGACTAACATCATGTTTTTTTGTCTTTTTCTGTACGTACTCCATGTACATTCTTTGAGTCAATTGACGCAGCACAATAGTAAGAGTTGTTAGCTCTTCTCTTGATAAACTATCATAAGATTCTTCATAAGATATCAGCTTATCAACAAAAACTACCACATGATTAATATTTCTAAGGCTTATCATTTCCACATCGCATTCACTAACAAACTCATCAATTGTTTTATATTCTGTAGTTTCATTAGTTTTTTTATCAAGCAATCCTATAGGAAATGGATATTTCACGTTAGGTATTTTATCTTGAAGGATACTCAATATCTTTTTTATATCTTCAATAGATGTTGCCACTATTTATTCCTTAGTTTTATTAATCAGTACGTGACATTACGTCACAGGTTGTGACGTAATGTCACGAGTTGGATGATGCATTTTTCTATTTACGTCTTGCGACTAACTGATCGATTATTTTTATTCTCTGATTTAGTGATTCTTTTAGATAATCTATAGTAACCGAGTGATCTTTATCAGAAAGCTTATCGAAAGTATCGAGGAGATATCCTTCATAGAGTAAGGCAGTTCTTTTATGGTCTTCTTTATCTTTTACCATTGAATCTATTAGATTTGTTTCTGCTAGAACAAGTTCATCACATAATACATCTATAAGTTCTTTTATGTAATTCTCAGTTCCATAGCGATCGGTATCTTTTATGAAAGATCCTTCTTCACTGTAGTACAACATATTATTTCCTTAGTTAAATAATACAACTAGTGTAGCATATTATTGAACTGTCGACAAATTGGAGACGGTTGAAATACTAAGTGCGCACCAGACTTTACAAATAGTCGCACTAAATGTATAACTCACTTTACATTTAGTTTCTTTACAAAGAAGATTAATTGAGTAGTTATTTCTTGCTTTTCATGCTAAAGTAGAAACCTTAACTTTAAATTAATTATTATTAACTAAGGAATAATAATGCCTAGACTTCCAGAAGAATTATATAATTCGGCTGTGCCTTCTGAACATCTCTATACTACTATGTTGTTTTTGTTCTTTACAATGCTTTGTATAGGACTATATATTCTATGGAAAAGTATTTAAGTAGAGGAGCAGCAATGTTAGAGAACGCTATCTGCCACATTTGTAAGGTGCCAGTAGAACAGATCGTTTATGGTGTGAATAATCAGCCACTCATATACTTTTGTAAGAATAGAAGGGGCCTATGGTCATGGCATACACATACGAAGAAAAGTAGGCTTAAAAGTACATCTTTACCTTTATGTATGGATCAACAAATTCGCTCCTCCCAGCCTTAAAGTCTGATAAGAAGTTGAACAATACATTGAGATCGTGATACTGGACTATCCTCTTTGGGTATCCCCTGAAGAAGTCCTGCATATCAACGAGAATACCGGGAAATTTTTTCATGTATTCTCTATAGATCTCGGAGTTGGTTTCACCTTTAGGCTCGTAAGCGATTATCTTTTGTATTTTTATGTAGTGCATTAGAATCCCCCTGCTTTTAAAAAGGACAACATGCGATTAGAAACTAAGATTAAGCTCAATAGATACCAGCCCCGACCATACCAAATTCCTATCATTGACGCTATCGAGAACAAGGGTTACAAGAGGGTGCTTGCTATTATGCCCCGCCGTAGTGGAAAAGATGTCACAGGATGGAACTTAATGATCCGTGCAGCTCTCAGTAAGGTAGGGGTATATTTCTATTGCGCTCCGACCTATTCTCAGGGTCGTAAGATTATATGGGATAGTATCACCAATGAGGGAGTAAAGTTCCTGGATTATATACCGCCTGAGCTCATTGATCGTAAGAATGACCAGCAGATGAAGATACACTTTAAGAATGGATCGCTGATACAAGTAATAGGATCTGATTCTTATGATACTTCACTTGTTGGATCCAATCCCAGGGCTATTATATTTACTGAGTGGGCGCTATCAGATCCAAGGGCGTATCAGTTCTCTCGGCCTATTCTCACTGCCAATGAAGGATGGGCCTTATTTATAGGTACGCCCCGTGGCAAAAATCATATGTGGGAGACCTATCAGATAGCCAAGAACTCCAATGACTGGTTTGCCTACAAGGTCACCATTGACGATACGATGCATATTCCCTTTTCTGAGATTGAGCGAGAGAGACGTTCTGGAGAGATGTCAGAGGATCTTATACAGCAGGAGTACTACACATCATTTGATATGGGTGTTGAAGGATCTTATTACGCTAAGTACCTGGATAAGATGCGTAACTCTGGCCAGATAGGTATAGTTCCATGGGAGCCATCGTTTCCCGTTCATACCGCATGGGATATAGGAGTGAGAGACTCAACAACGATAATTTTCTACCAAACTATTGGTCAGGTAGTACGGATAATAAATTGTTATGACAACTCTAAGGAAGGTCTTGAGCATTATATCAATCATTTGCAGTCGCTTCCCTATACTTATGGAAAGCATTTTGCACCTCACGATATTGCAGTGAAAGAATGGGGATCTGGTATGACCCGTATTGAGAAGGCTAAGCATCTTGGTATTAAGTTCTTAACGGTAAGTAACTTATCTATTATGGATGGTATTGAATCGGTAAGAAGCTCATTTGCCAAGATGTGGATAGATCAGGCTGCTTGTGCTCCATTGATTAAAGCACTAGAGAACTATCGTCAGGAATATGACGCTATTCGTAAGGTGTACAAGGCGCATCCTCTTCATGATAATAACTCTCACTTTGCTGATGGTATGAGATATCTCTGTTTATCGCTACCAAAAACGAAAGACGGTCTAAGTGCTGAAGATTTAAGTAAGCGCTTCCAGGAAGCTGTGAATGGTCCTGATAAATTACCCTGGATGTTTAGAGATCCAAGACAATAAAAAAACAGAACTACTGAGAAGGTTAATAATTAGTAGTCCTGTTTTTACAATTGTGATTGGAAACAATTGGATTGCTATATTAATATTGTTTACTTCTTTTGGCAATTTAAAGCTGACTGATTACTTGCTATAATACTAGACTCTTTTTACTCTGGGAGCATCATGCGCATGTTTACTTAGAAAAGAGGGTTTACCTATGGCACTATTTCCTAATCTTGGTCCTATATATATAAACGAAGATGATCGTAATATGCAGGATCAAATCGAACGTTTTTATAATGATAGTATCACGGTAAACCAAACTTTTTGGTACGAAGCTGATACTGATACTCGCTTTGAAGCTGGTGATCAAACTATCTGGTCTGAGATCTATGGAAACTTACCATCGTTTAGAAAGAGGCAGTTCTCATTCAATAGGATTCGCCCCGTTAAGAATATGATTAGCGGTTTCCAACGACGTAATCGTAAGTCTATTGTTGCAGTTCCTATGGAGAACGGTGACTCTGAGACGGCGGATCAATATTCTAAGATACTTATGTGGACTGCGCAGCAAGAAGGTATCCTCGAAACTATCTCGGATTCATTTGATGGTGCCCTTGTTACCGGTCTTAATATGCTCCAAGTCTGGCTAGACTTCAGAAGCGATCCTATATCAGGTAATATTAAGGTTGATAACTGCTCGTATAATAGCTTTATTATGGATCCTTATTTTAGGAAACAGGATCTATCGGATTGTAACGGTATATTAAAGCGATCATGGTTTACAAAGAGTGAATGCATATCTCTTCTACCTGAGAATAAAGATGAGATAGAAAATATCCCTCTTCAAGGTACGAACACTGATGGTAAATTTGCCTATATGCCTGAGTCATTTGATTATACTAATCAAAAGTTGCTTACCTATGACGAGTATTATTATCGTTCCTATCGTAAACAAAAGGTCCTCATTGATACACAGACTGGTGAATCAATGGAATGGATTTATGACGATCCAGATCGATTGGCTCAATTTTTGCAGCTTTATCCTCAAGTTATTGAGATGGAACAAAAGATACCAACTGTTCGGCTTGCCATCTTGGTTCATGGTAAAGTCATGTATGATGGACCTAATCCGCTCGGCATAGATAAGTATCCATTTGTGCCAGTATTTGGGTACTTCAATCCACAGATTCCTTACTTTCAGTATCGTATTCAGGGTGTAGTTCGTGGTCTTCGTGATGCTCAGTTCCTTTATAATCGCCGTAAGATCACTGAATTAGATATTATGGAGTCTCAGGTCAACTCAGGATTTATCTATAAGGAGAATGCCCTTGTTGATCCGCGTGATATATTCCTTGTAGGCCAAGGTAAAGGTATAGCACTTAAAGAAGAGGCTCAGATAACTGACGTTATTAAAATACCAGCTGCTGATATTCCACAATCCATGATTCAACTTTCAGAGATACTATCTAAAGAGATATCTCTCATCTCTGGTGTGAATGAGGAATTGATGGGATCTGCTGTTGATGAGAAAGCGGGAATACTCTCAATGCTTCGCCAAGGTGCTGGTCTTACTACCCTTCAAGGTCTCTTTGATGGACTTGATCGTTCACAAAAGTTACTTGGTTCCTTGATGTTAGACATTATTCAGGCTAACTTTACTCCAGGAAAAGTGAAGAAAATCATACAAGCAGAGCCGATGCCACAATTTTATAATAAGGCGTTTGGAAAATATGATGTTGTCATTGAAGATGGTCTTAATACTGCTACACAGCGTCAAATGCAGTTCGCCCAACTCCTTCAGTTGCGAGAAGCTGGGGTCGCAATACCGGATGGTATGTTACTCGATGCTTCAACGCTACAAAATAAAAAGCAGCTCGTTGAAGCTGTCAATCAAGCCGGACAAGCACAACAGCAACAACAGCAAGCTCAAGCTCAGTCTGACATGCAAAATCAGCAAGCAGTGATTAATAGCCTTAATGCTAAAGCTAAATCGGATGAAGGACTTGCAGTAGAACGCATTAGTCGTGTGGAAGAAAACCAATCTCTAGCTGAAGAACGTCATGCCCAAGCTGAAAAAGATAAGATGTCTGGCCTTCTTGATATGGTGAAAGCATTAAAAGAAATAGAGCAGATCGATCTATCTCATTTAGAAAGGTTGGTAGCTCTATCGAAAGCGTTGAGCAATGAAATGCCTAAAGTGTAATAAGATGCCAATAATAAATTCTAAGCACCCACTTTATAAAAAGTGGCACATACTACGTGCTTCTAAAAGAAATAAGAAATCAATCTTATGTGATGTATGGCGATACGATTGTAAGTCATTCTTTGATTGGTCGTTCGCTCATGAGTGGAGAAAAGGAGCTCGTCTCATTAAAAAAGATGAGGAGAAGGAGCATTCTCCAAGTAATAGTTATTGGATTCCTTCCCTTAAAGAGGTTCTTAATAACCAAACAAGCACGTTAAATAGGGATATATCTACTTGTGAGAGAAACAAAATAATAAAAGAGTTGCATCAGTATATACCTCCGGTTATGATTGCGGTGAAGCGTGCTATTCCTTTAAGGGCTATTAAAGAAATCGATAATAAGCGTAAAAGGATCGCATAAGGTAGTTAGGGGTTTAACCTTGAATCTCTCATGGTGAGGGAAACATTTTCTACAAAAAGGGTCCACAATGACAAAACATATGAAAAAACATGCTAAACATCATGGCATGAAACATTCAATTAAGCCTCACAAAAGTGCTTATGGCCATAACATGGACGGTATGCAGCATGATAGCGAACA